GCTGGTCGAAGTGCCGGACGTGATCCGCACGAACGTCGAGGGGACCGGCACGATCAACTTCGAATACAGCTACGGCGGCATCCATCCGCTGCTCGAAGGGCTGTTCGCCTCCACCTGGACGACCAACGTGCTGCGTGTCGGCTCCACGCTCCGCACGTTCACGATCGAAGACCAGTTCACCGACATCTCGCGGTTCCTCACCGCCCGCGGCTGCATCATCGAGTCGATCTCGATCACGTTGCAGCAGGGCAGCAAGATCACGGGGACGATCACCTACCGTGCGCTGACCCCGCCGACGGCGTTCGCCACGGCCACGGTGTTCGGCGCGGCGCCCACCGCGGCGCCCACGAACCCGATCATGTCGCCGGTCGGCAGCGTGCAGCTGATCCAGGAAGCGGGGTCGCTGAACCTCGGCCCCGCGGGCATCGGCACGCTCGGCATGACGATCAACATGACCCGTCAGGGCATCGCCATGCCGCAGGTCGGCACCACGGCGCTGGCCGGTCTGGATCAGGGCACGTTCGTGTGTACGGGCACGCTCTCGCTGTACGTGCCGATTGGCGCGACGGCCATCATCGACAAGTACCTGAGCGACACGGCCACGCAGTTGGCGCTCACGCTTGGCGGCGCGTCCACGCTGCGCGATGCCTACCTGTTCAGCAACGTGAAGTTCACGGAAGGCGGGATTGGCGAGATGAGCCGGAACAGTCCTGCCAACCTGAACCTCAGCTGGCAGGCGCTCGCGTCCTCGCCGAATACCACCGTTCAGATCACGCGGACGCCGTAAGCCGCACCCGGGGGCGGCACGGGCCGCCCCCTTCCCCTTCTTCGGATTCACCCAATGGCGAAGCTCGGCACCCTCAAGCTCAAGACGAAGGCCAACGAAGGCGCGACGATGATCGTGCGCGACCCGTTCGGCGAAGCGAACGACGACAGCGAGTTCCCGCCGCTGCTGGCCGAGGATGGCACACCGGCCACGATCACGCTGCTCGGCGCGGACAGCGACGCCGCGCGCCGCTACGATCATCAGCGGGCGGCCGAGGCGCAGAATCGGCTGTACGCGAGCGCCTTCGGCAAGGCGAAGAAGTCGGTCGTCGTCACGCCGGAGGACATCGCGGCCCAGGCGCAGTACGAACTCGACAAGCTCGTGGCGCTCACGGTGGGCTGGCACGGCTTCGAGGATGACGAGGGGCAGCCGCTCGCTTTCACCGCCGACGCGGTGCGCGAGCTCTACGCGCAGAACCCGTTCGTCCGAGAGCAGGCGCTCGGGTTCATCATGGACCGCGCCCGTTTTTTCGGCCCGTCCTCGACGCCTTCCGCGCCTTCGTCGAGCACCACTTCCGCCTGAGCGCGCGGGTCAGTGAGGAACTGACCCACCGAGACCAGTTGATCGGGATGGTCGAAGCGCAGCCGGAGCTGATGGCGGCGGTGCTTGACGAGATCGTCGGCCCGCCGCTTCCCCCGATCGCCGCGCGGGCGTGGCAGGTGTTCGGGGAGCTGAGCGGCACCCGCTCGGCCGGGATGGGGGGCGTGAGCGCGATCCCGTATACCGAGATGCTGGCTTACCAGACGCTGACGGGGACCACGTTGACCCCCCTTGATGTCGCGCTCGTGCGCGAGGCCGACGCCGCGTTCCTATCCTACGCCATGTCCCGCATGAAGCGCGCGGACGCCCCTGACGAGACTCCGGAGGACTGATGGCGCGGGTGGCACGGTTGGGAGTCGTCATCGACTCGTCGGGCGCGAAGCGGGGGGCGGATGAGACCAATACTGCCCTGAACGGCATGTCTTCCACCGCGCTCCGTGCACAGCGGGCCATCGTGCAAGCCATGTCCGCGATCGGCGCCGCCATGGGCATCCGCGAAGTCGTGCAGCTGGCCGATTCGTGGACGCGGCTGGAAGGGCGACTCAAGACCGTCACGTCGTCCGCCGCGGAACTGGCGAGCGTACAGAAGCAGCTGGTGGCCGTGGCCAACACGACGCGGACGGGGATCGAGGAGACCATCACGCTTTACACCCGGCTGGCCCGGACAGCGAGCGAGCTGGGCATGTCGCAGTCGGATGTCGTGCGCCTCACCGACCTGACCGCCAAGACGCTGGTGGTGTCCGGCACGTCCGCGACACAGGCGTCAGGCGCGTTGCTTCAGTTCTCCCAAGCGCTGGGCGGCGGCGTCGTGCGCGCGGAAGAGTTCAACAGCATCCTCGAAGGCACGCCGGTCATCGTGCAGGAAGTCGCCAAGTCGATGGGGCTGACGGTTGCTGAACTGCGCCGGCTGGTGATCGCGGGGGAAGTCACCTCGCAGCAGTTCGCCGAGGCGTTTCTTGACGCTACCGGGCGCATCAACGACAGCTTTTCTAAGCTCGGTCCGACGGTCGAAGGGGCGCTGACACAGCTGTCCAATGCGTTCGCGGAAGCGATCGGCCGGGGCAATGCGGCCGGTGGCGCCACGCAGGAGCTGGCTGCGGCCATCATCGAACTGGCGGCCATGATCCGCGAGAACCAAGCGACGTTCGACGCGATGGGCGAAGCGCTGGCCACCATGCTGCGCTGGGGCACCGCGGCGGCGGACGCGTTCATCAAGGCTGGGGACGCGGTCGACCGTCTCGGGGATTACATCGCCGGGGCGGCCAAGGCCACGGAAGGACTCGCCAACTTCGACACGAAGGCGTGGACCGAAGGCATCACGATGATGACCAAGGCCAACGCCGACTACGAGGAGTCTGTCCGTCGGGTGGGGAGTGCGTTGGTTACGACGCGGAAGGAAGCCTCCGGCATGTCGTCCGAAGGCGCGGCGTTCATGCGCAACCTTACCGGCGGGGGCATGGGCGGATCACTGGCCCCGACGCCCTTCGGCATGATGGGCGGGCTTGGTGGGGGCGCTGCCGCCGCGTCGCGTGCCCGTGTCGCGCCGGCGGCCAAGGCGGACGCCGACGCCATGCGGGACGCCGCACGCGCCGCCAAGGAGTTGCAGGAGGCCCTCGACAAGACCGCTTTCAGCAGCGGGCTGGCGCGCGAGCGCGCCCTTGAAAACGCCAACGCGCTCCGCCAGTTCGTGCAGCCCGTGAAGCTCACGTTCGCCGAGGTCATGAACCTGATCCAAGCGCAGGAGCGTGCGGCGAACGTGGCCGAAGCGCACGCGGCGGCCGTGCGGCTGGGGATTGCCGATACGATCGCGTATAAGGCGGAGGTGATGACGGCGGCGCAGGTGGAAGACCTGCGAGCGCAGGGGATCAGCCTGACCACGGAGCAGTTGGAACGACTGGCCGAGGCCAACCGCCGCGTGGTGGCGGCGCAGGATGCGGCGAACGGGACGAACGCGAACGTGAAGGCGACGAAGGAATGGGATAGTGCGCTGCAGTCGGTCTCCGGCACGCTGCGAGACATCTCGCAGGCGCTGAACGGCACGGGCAACGACGCCGTGAAGATGATCGGCCTGTTGGCGACGGCGTTGGATCAGCTTGCACGGGCGCAGCAGCGCGCGGAGCAGATGCGCGCCAGCGGCCAGAAGATGAGCGGGACGCAGCGAGCCGCGACGGCCGTAGGCGGCGCCGTGGGCAGCTTTGGGGCAGGCTTCGCCGTGGGATCGTCCACCAGCAGCCGGACCGTCGGCGCGCTCGGTGGCGCGGCGGCTGGCGCGGCCACGGGCGCGGCGGCAGGGACGGTGATCCCTGGCGTCGGCAACCTCATTGGCGCGGTCGTCGGTGGGCTCATCGGCGGCATCGGCGGGTTGCTCGGCGCGTCGAGGAACGCCACGCAGCAGCTCATCGCTCAGCGTGCGGCCCAGCAAACGCTGAGCGAAGCGCTGAACACCATGCGCGCCAGCTTCGCGGGCGACGGGCTCTCGCAGGCGCTGTCGCAGGCGAGCGCGCAGTTCGTGCAGCTCCGGCAGCAGGCCGAGGCGGCGTTCAGCGGGCGCGCCAACGAGGCCGAGCGCAACCGCGTGCTGGCCGAACTGAACGTGTTGGAAGCGCAGCGGCTGGCGATCATCCGGCAGCAGTTCGAAGAGTCGATGCGGCTGGCGATGGGCGACCTCAAGGTGCGCGAGTTGCGCGCGACGGGCGCCGACACGGAAGCCGACCGCCTCGCGCAGTCGCTGGCCGCACAAAAGGAGATAAACGACGCGACGGAGAAGTTCGGCGAGCGCTCGCCGTACGTTGATGCGCTCAAGAAAGTGCAGGAAGCGGAAGCGGCAGCAGCTGAACAGGTGCGTGCCCGCGTCGAAGCCCAAAAGCAAGCCGACCGCACCGCCTTCGGCCTCGACCTCACCCAGCGCCGCCAGACGCTGAGCGGCGACAGCCGCGGCGCGTTCATCACGGGGCAGACGATCCAGACCAACAGCGCCCTCGCCGAAGCGCAGAAGCTGGTCGAGGCTGGCGTCATCACGCAGGCCATGTTCGAGGAACTGCGCGTCCTGCTCGGTGACGAAATGGTGCAGGCGCTGGCCGACTTCGACGCGGCTGCCAAGGCCGCTGCGGAGGCCCTCGCCGAACAGAAGCGGCAGACGATGGAAGACCTCGGGGTCCGGGCGCTGGTGGCGCAGGGGCGCGGCAAGGAGGCCGAGCAGGCGCGCATCGAGGCGGCGAATCGTCGCGAGCTGCTGGGTGTCACGGACGAGGTGGTGCGGGCCGAGATCCTTCGGGTGCAGGGGCTGGAAGCCACGCGGCGCGAGTTGGACGCGTTGGCCGAAGCCGAGCGCGTCCGCGCCGAGCAGGACGCCAGTATTGACCAGCGGATGATCGAGGCCCTGCGGACGCTGGACCCGGCCCGCGCCAAGGAGTTGGAGCAGAAGCGGACGGAGATCGACCGCGCCATCGAGTTGGCGGCAGCGGCCGATGAATCCACGCGGGCTCGGCTCCGGGAGCTCTACGCCATGCAAGACGCGGCCGCGGCCGCCATCGAGCTCGCGGACGCCCTGGCCACGCAGAAGCAGAGAGCCGAAGAGTTGGCGAGCTTCACGCAGTCCATCGGCGTGCAGTACCTCCGCAGCCAAGGGCGTGGCTTCGACGCCGACGTCGCCGAGCTGCGCGAGTGGCGGGCGGCGCAGGAGAAAAGCGCGCGCGAGCTCGGCGCCGGGTCAGAAGTCTTCGCGCAGATCGCCTCCATCTTCGATAGTCGGTACAACGCGCTGATTGCGGCGACGGTCGCGCAGGCCGCTGAGCAGTCGGCTGCCGCGGTGAGGCCGGAGACCATCTCGTTCGGCAGCGCCTCGCCCGAACAGGTCACGATCCTCGGCGAGGACACCACCGCCGTGCGCAGCGCCCGCAGCATCAGCGAGTCGTCGGCCTTGCAGCTCGTAGACTACGCCGCCTCGCAGCTGGCCGTGCAGCGGCGCATCCTCGCGGTGCTCGAAGGCGGCGCGGCCGAGGTGCCTTCGCTTGCGGGCGCCAGCGCCCTGCAGACCGACCAGGCGCTTGGGCTCAAGGCGAGCCAAACGGCACTGCTGGTGCATGGGGTGGTGTTATGATTCGTACCGTCGGCGCGACGGTGGCGCTGTGGACGGACTACGCCGCCGCGGGTGGCACCAAGCTCGGCGACCTGAGGCTCATCGACGGCACGCTCTCGGCGGACCTGTCCGGCGAGGAACGACTGACGGCCACGGTGGTGCGACAGCGGTGGCTCGACCTCGGCGGCGACATCGGGCTCGTGCTGCGCACGACGTGGCCCGACGGCGTGACCGAGCACCGCATCGAGCGCGTGGACGCCGCCGACGGGTCGCCCGTGGTGACGCTGCAGGCGTTGCCGGTCTTCGCCGAGCTGGCGACGGGCGGCCCGATCGTGCGCGTGGTCGCAGGGCAGCCCGCCACACGGCTCGCCGGCGAGATGGCGGTGGCCACGTGGCTCTCGACCTACATCACGCCGCACGCGAGCGCCACGCGCATCGGGGTGGTGGTCGGCACGCTGGAGCGCAACCCGGTCCTGCAGCTGGACCTTGACGCGCCGACGCCCGCCGCAGTGATCCAGGCGCTGTTCGCCGATGCCGGGCTCGAACGGGAGCTGGTGCGCACGAGCGAAACGGTCTGGACGCTTAATGGCCGCCTCGCGGTCGGCAGCACCGCCGCGCCGATCGTCGTGCGACCGGGCGTCAATCAGCTGGCGCTCACCACCGGCGTCGACCGGGCCGAGGTTGCGACGGTGGTGATCCCGTTGGGCGATGCGGACCCGGAGACCGGCGACCGCGCGACGATGGCCGAGGTCCGCTACGAT